TTGAAGCCGCTTCACGATCAATTGATCGCATTGCAAATCGCCGCTTCTACGCGGACACGAGTGCAAGCGCACGAGAATACCGAGTCTCATCTCCAATTTTTCTTTTCACCGATGACATATCAAGCACGACCGGATTGATCGTTAAAACCGATGAAGATGGCGATGGCACCTTTGAGACCACGCTTGTCTTGAACACGGATTATGTAATGGATCCATTGACCGCGCCATCATTGAGCCGGCCATTTACACAAGTGACCGTGGTATCTAATACCAATACTTTTCCAATTTTCCCGGGGTTATTTTCCAACGGATTGAGACCGGGCGTGCAAGTCACCGCCAAATGGGGATGGCCGGCCGTACCCGATGACATTGAGACCGCGTGCCTTATCCTTACCGGCGATCTTTACAAGCGCAAAGATTCTCCGGGCGGCGTGTTAGGTCTTGGCGATTTAGGTGCAATCAGAATGACACCGCTTGGCCGAGATATCACCGCAATGGTCAGGGCTTACAAGAGGGAGACTCTCGCGTGAGCATGGTGCCTTCGAATGTGCGCAATGGTCTCAAGACAAATTTGACGGCCATTACCGGGCTTCGATGTTTTGATATCGTGCCGGACACCGTGCCATTGCCGGCGGCCGTAGTAGGTCAATTAGATTTTTCTTTTGATACTTCAATGGTGCGTGGATTAGACACCGCCGAATGCGAGATCTTGCTCATCGTCGGACGAATGAGCGAGCGAGCCGGTCAAAATCGGCTTGATGCATATTTGTCCGGTTCGGGTTCTTCTTCGATAAAAGCCGCGATCGAATTAGATAAAACACTAGGCGGAGCATGTAGCACCTTGCGAGTCACGACCGCGACCGCGGGAACGATAACAAATGCCGGAGCGGATATGCTTGCATATCGGTATCGGGTTGAAATTATCGGATAAACGAAAGGAAAACATATGGCCATATTCATGGGAAATCAGGTCGCTGTCATCGCTGGCACGACCACAATTTCTTCTTTTGTCTCATCGGTAACACTCTCTCGAGAAGTTGATGCCGTTGAAATTACAAGCATGACAAACACCGCAAGAAATTACATTGGTGGACTTGAGGCGAGCACCGTCTCCCTTGAGCTATTCAATGATTTTGCATCCGCAAGCGTAAACTCACTTTTTGAGGATGCACTTGGCACAAAGCTTGCAATCAAATTGATTCCGGTGACCGGCACGGTAACGGCAACGAACCCGAGTTATTCCATGTCTTGCTATATTGGGTCTTGGCAACCGATTAACTCGACCCCGGATTCTCCAATGACGGCAAGTGTCACTTTTCCGGTTACCGCTTTGACCAAAGCGACAAGCTAAACCACTAGAGACAGGGAAGGGATCTATATGTGGCAAGTTGAAGTGATTTATTTGGATGGAGTCGCAAAGAAATATGACATCTCCGCCGCATCAAAAGCGGCTTTTGAGTCAAATTTTCAATGCGGCTTTGTCCGAAGAATAGCCGATGAGCAAAGAGAGAGTGATCTCTATTGGATTGCTCACTACTTAGCAAAGGCAAAGAGCGACACCGCTCTTGAATTTGATAAGTGGCTCGAGATCATTGAGGATGTGAATTTTGATGCTAACGCAAAAAATGGATCGACCGTCACGGGGAACTCTACGAAGTAGCGACCGTGGCGGTCTTGACCGGGATAGCACCAAATGCACTTCTTGAATGTGATCCGGCCATTTATTCATCAATCAAAAACATCTTAAGAGAGCGGATGCAAGTTAAGAAGGCACCGAGGACAAGGAGAAGATGATGGCAGAGCGTGGGATCTATATCGAGGACTACAAAAAACTCCTTGCCGATCTCAAGAGCTTGAGCCCGGATCTTCAAAAAGATTTGCTTAAATCGCTTAAAAAGGTAGTTCGACCTTTACAAAATAAGGCACGCGATTTCGTACCCGGTGATCCGGCATTAAGTGGATGGCGCACCGTTGCACCGACCTACACAAGTGCATCATGGGCAAATGACACCGAGCATCGTGGCAGATCGAGCGATGTGCGATGGGTATGGGATTCCAAAAAAATGCGCAATGGCATCAAGATCTCAACCGCCAAATCTAGTCAAGAACGCGCTCCGGGTCAGACTCTTTACAAGGTAAACGCTTTAGCCTTGACCAATAAATCCGTGCCCGGAATCATTTACGAATTGGCCGAGCCGGATACACCGCGCAAAGGTGCGGCTATGAAGTCACGAAATTACAAAGCACCCGATGATTTTCGGAAAGGCATTGCATCAAAAGGAGATCACGGTCATCGTCCGCGATTGATTTACAAAGTGGCAATGTTGCACGGCAAGCAAGCACAAGATGACATTCAAGCCGTGCTTGACAAGAAGTTATATGCCTTCGTAAAGAGGGGATCCTAAATGGCAATGACACGCGATGTCATCGTTCAATTCATTACAAAGCTAAATGATAAGGGCATCAAGAACGCAACCAAATCAACGCAAAAATATGAGGGTGCACTTGGTAAAGTCTCAAAGATAGGTATTGCCGCGTATGCCGCACTTTCGGCGGCCGCAATTAAATTTGGCGAGATGTCGGTCAAGAATGCATTGGCCGATGAAAAGGCGCAAAGGATTCTTGCGCTATCACTAAAAAATTCTGCCGGTGCATCGCAAGGTGTAACCGATGCGGCCGATGCACAAATTGACAAGATTCAGAGATTGACGGGCGTGTCGGATGATTCTTTGAGGCCGGCCTTGTCTCGTATTGTGAGAAGTACGGGAGAAGTCAGCACGGCTTTCGACATGCTCAATCTTGGCATTGATATCTCAAAGGGTCTGCAAAAAGATTTAGGTGCGGTCACCGTTGCATTGAGCAAAGCGGTAGATGGCAATTTTAACGCTTTGACTAAATTAGGCGTGGGAATTGACAAAGATATTCTTGCGACAAAAGACTTCAATAAAATCTTCGGTGAACTTCGCCGCAATTTTGCCGGCTTTGCCGCCGCCGAAGCGGACACGGTTGAAGGAAAAATGGCACGGCTTAAGGTGGCCGCCGATGAAGCTAGTGAAATCATTGGTGAATCCCTAGTAAATGCAATCATTGCAATTGGATCTTCGTCTGGATCAATTGCAGAAACCACCAAGAAATTTGATGCGCTTGCTTTATCAATTGCGGACACAATAACCGGACTTGGCAATATCATCGCGTTTTTCACTAAATTCAGCGACAATATTAAAATATTTGGCAAGCAATATGATTTTTTTGATCTTCAAATGATTCCGATCGTTGGCGCATACATTAAAGCAATTATGAAATCCGGCGAAGCTTCAAGAATTGCCGCGGATATCCAATTGAGCTCAATTCGACAAGTGACTTCGGCACGCAATGCGGAGATGCAAGCGGATGTGGATCGCAAAAAGGCTTTGGCCGATTTTGTTAAGGGATTAAAAGCCGAAGAAGCAAAACAAAGAGCCGCCGCAAAAGCCGCCGCAGATCGTGCTAAGCAAGAAAAAATTGCGGCACTTGAAAAGGCAAAGAGCGACCGGGATGCTTTTCTGCGGCAACAATTGGCCGCTCAATTTGACACCGATAAAATTAGTTTACAAGTGGCCTTGACTAGAAAACTATCCGAAGAAGATAAGACACGGGTAAATGCTTTGATTGCATTGCAAGAAGATGATGTGACAAAGCAAATGAACTCTCTCGCCGAGATGAATGATCTCTATACAAAGCACTACGGCATGCGACTTGCCGCCATCGGTAAAATCAAAGAAGCAAATGAGCAAGCAAGTGCGGCCGATAGACCTTTTGGTGGATTCTTAACGCCAAGAAATCCGCAAGACAGCGTGGCAAGCCGTGGGGCAATGGATCAATTCCCGGGTCTTGATCTTGGTCTTGGTAATCTTGATTATCTAAAACCACCAACGACTCCCGATCCTTTTATCACTCAAGGATTGCAAGATTTTTTTGCTCAAGACTTAGGTGGATCGGGAATGGCTCCGAGCTTGGCAGATATGAGTTCCGGGTATGAGGGTAGCGGCGTACCAAATGTCACCGTCAATGTGGCCGGGAGTCTTTTGACCGAAGGCGATCTCGGATTCTATATCTCAAACCTAATTGGCAATCTTAATCGTCAAGGCAACACCGTGACACTTACGAATTTAGGTCGATGATGGGAGCCGTTCTCGCGTGTACCATCGATTTTTCGAATGGTGCCGTCTTTGATCCGAGCCTTATTTTGGACAATCCGGCAACACCGCTTGATTCTTCGGTCTTAGGTACAAGCGCAAATCAAGTTATTGATGTCTCGCAATATGTCATGAGAGCACAAGTGCGCCGAGCTTACAATCGCAATCAAGACTCTTTTGTGGGCGGCGGTGCAAATCTTAGATTGATCGATGAGACCGGACTTTTCAATCCGGAAAATACTTTGAGCGTGGTTTACGGCAAAATTTTACCGCTTCGCAAAATCCGCTTGCAAGGCATTTATTTAGGCAACACATACACCGTCTTTTCGGGATACATCCAATCATGGAACTACCAATCGCCAACCGGGTTCGATCCTGCCTTTGTGGATATTGTCGCGGTGGATGGCTTTCAATTGCTTAATTTGACCACGCTTGGAACCTTTGCAACCGGCACCGCCGGTCAAACCACCGCACAAAGAATCACCGCTTTGCTTGATGCCGCCGATTGGCCGGGTGGCATGAGAGACATCTCAACAACCGCGACCACGACCGTCCAAGCCGATCCACAAACGGCGGGAAGAAGTGCGCTCGCCGCTATCCAAAACATAGAACAAACCGAACTCGGAAGTTTTCTATTTGACGAATTTGGGTACGCCAATTTCTTCTCTCGGGCAGATATTGCAACCGCGCAAGCCGGCACACCGACAATCTTCACCGATGCCGGAAGCGGTGGTATCGCATACGAAAAAGTTTCTTTTGATTTATCGGATACCGGGTTGGTGAATTATGCATCCGTCACAAGATCCGGCGGATCCGAGCAAATCGACTTTGATCAAACATCCATTGATCAGTATTACAGCCATTCAAAAATTCGCACGGGTTTACTTATGCAAAGCGATGCGGATGCTTTGAATCAAGCGCAAATGATTGTGGCATCTCGCAAAGAGATATCCGAACAATTAAGAATGCAAGCTCTTTTGATTGATGCATTTGATGATGATGATCCGGCTCGAATTGTGGCCGCTTTAGAGTTAGACATATATTCACCGATAGAAGTCACTCAAACTTTGCCCGGTGGATCGGTGACAAGCAATCTTGTCATTCAAGGAACGGTGCACACAATTACACCGCAATCATGGTTCACCGAATTTTTGGTCGGTCAATCCTATGTTTCTGGTTTTTTTGTATTAGACTCAAGCATCTCGGGGGTACTTGACTCCGATGTGCTCGGATATTAAGGAGTAACATGGCAAAGCAAACATTTACGACGGGGCAGACTTTGCTCGCAAGTCAGATGACATCGCTTCAACAAACAGCGATGGGCGGCGGCGCGGCTACGGCTAAGACCGCATCATATGTTTTGGTTGCGGCCGATGCAGGTACGACAATAATCATGAATAGCGGATCGGCAACTACGATCACAATTAACGATCTTTTATTTGCCGCTGGTGATACGGTAAATATACAAAACATTGGTGCCGGAATTTGCACGATCACAAATGGCACCGCAACAGTAAACACCGCCGGATCTTTAGCTTTGAGCCAATATGAAGGCGGCGTTCTTTATTTTAGAAGTGCGAGCACCGCAACATTTTTTGACTATGTTCAAAGTTCCACCGTTATACCTTTAACGACAAAAGGCGATGTTTTAGGTTTCGATACAGCCTTAGCCCGTATTCCGATTGGCGCGAACGACACCGTCCTTACGGCCGACTCAACTCAGAGCCTAGGGCTCAAATGGGGCACCGCTCCGACACCTTCTTACACTTACAGTTCTTACACCCCTACCGTGACTCAATCTGGCACTTTGACTTTAACTTCGAGTACGGGTGCTTTTGTTACTATTGGCAATTTCATACACGCTCAATTTAAGTGCGAAATAGGAAGTGCAGGAACCGCCAACAACGGTATTAGTTTAACTTTACCGACGAATGCCAGCACTACAACAATTAACGGTTCAACTTCGATGGGTGTAGGTACGGTAGTAGTTTACAAATCAAGCGCGGTAAGCGTGTATTGGGGTTTTTGTACGATTAAATCTGCCAACTTAATGGAGTTTAGAAGCGGATTAAATAAATCAATATCGACAGATGCCGAAGTTTGGGGTAAAACTGGTAGCGATTTTGCTTTTGCCCTTGCCTCAGGCGACACAATAAATATTAGTTTTAGTTATCGGAAGGCGTAACAATGAAAGTAAACGAAAAGTTTTACTCAACTTTAGACCAATTAAAAGTTAATGAAATCCCGCAGGATTGGTGGCTAGAGCGTTACCGTAATTGGCGAGCGATTGAATTAGCCTCTAGCGATTGGACGCAATTGAGCGACTCACCGGCTACCGGTAGCGATTGGGCAACTTATCGTCAAGCGTTGCGCGACTTGCCAGCATCGACAGATTTTGCAAATGCGGAAGTACCGGAAGCACCGTTTTAATGAATGCCGCAAAACTTATTGAGATCGCCGAAGCCGAAATTGGTTACGCCGAAACCTTTGACAATTTAACAAAGTACGGCGAAGCCATGAAAGCCAACGGACTCCCATGGTGCGGATCTTTTGTTAATTGGTGCGCAAAGAAGGCAAAGATCAAGATTCCAAATACGGTCTCGACCGTGAACGGATCAAATGCATTTAAGAAGCTTGACAAATGGAGCACATCAACACCGTCACCGGGATGGATCGCATACTTTGATTTTCCGGATGATAATGTTAATAGAATTTCGCATGTCGGAATTGTGGTCAAAGATCTTGGCAATGGATGGTGTGAAACTATTGAGGGAAACACATCCGGAGCCGGCGGATCTCAGCGCAACGGCGGCGAAGTAATGCGCAAGAAAAGGCAATACTCCAAAGGTGGTTCCATCGTGGGATTCGGAAGGCCGGATTTTAAGGAGCAAGCATGAGCACACACACAAAAGACACAATCAAAACAATGGTCGGATCATGGGCAAGAGCATTTGTCGCATCGATCATTGCATTTTATCTTGCAACGGGATCGACAAGCCTTAAAGCTCTAGCCGGAGCCGGACTTGCGAGCGTATTGCCACCGATTTACCGGTATCTAAATCCTAAAGATTCACTTGGTCGATAGTTAAATCATGACACTTCTTGAATGGGCGGCTTTGGGCGTTGGAATCGCCGGCATACTCACGGCCGTCTTTTCATCAATGAGATTTGTGATCAAATCAATCATGAAAGAATTGACTCCCAATGGCGGATCAAGCTTGAAGGATCAAGTTAATCGGATAGAAGCGCGGTTGGATACGCTTTACGATCTTCTCTTAAAGTAGTAGCATCGCCGCATGAGTTTGATGGCCATCATCGTGCCTTCGCGTGGTCGGCCGCAAAGTATTAAAGATTTGATTTACTCATTAAAACAAACAAAAACCACCGCCGATCTTTGGCTCGTATGCGATGAAGATGACCAAGAGCTTGCCGGGTATCAAGCTCTCGGTCTTGAAAATTTATTGATCTTTGACCGTACACAAAAGGGCATGGCTAGACCGTTAAATCTGGCCGTGCGGTCCATCTT